GCAACAGAGAATATTACTGTTGTTCATAAGAAAATACCAACTGCATATTTTGACGTAAAGAATAGGATACTTGCTTGTCCTATCTTTAAAGAAGATATCAGTGATGAACTCTATGACCTATTCATGGGTCATGAAGTTGGACATGCATTGAATACACCTTACGAGGGTCTTCATTCTGCATTAGAACTAAACAGAACACTTAAAGGATATCTTAACGTTGTTGAAGACGTTAGGATTGAGAAAGCAATCAAGAACAAATTCCAAGGATTGAGGAAGTCTTTCTTTACTGCATACAATGAATTGATGGAAATGGATTTCTTCCAACTTAAGAAAAGAAATCTTGCAGAACTTTCATTGATTGACAAAATCAATTTACAAACTAAAGTCGGTTCAAGACTTGGTCTTAAATTCAATACAGTTGAACAAGGTTTCTTAGATATGGCAGAAGCATGTAAGACTTGGGAAGACGTTGTTGAATGTGCAACTGCAATCTATGAGTATTCTAAAGAGAATGAGACTAGAACTGAAGATGACGAAATGTTAGTTCCTCAAATGTTTGACGTTGGTGATGAAGAAGAAGGAGACGAAGAAGAACAAGAAGAAGAATTTGAGTCTTCTAATGAAGATTATGAAGATGAGTATGGTGATTCAGAGGAAGACGAAGAAGAAGATTCTCTTCCCGAGATTGGTGATAATGTCGACCAAGGTGATTCAGAGGAAGACGAAGTTGACGAAGAAACTGAAACTGAAGAAGAGGCAGATAATCAAGTCAAGTCTACTGGTGGTAAAGAAGGTGGTAAAGACCAAGGTTTCCACGATGACGAAGATGGTGCAAGGGAATCAATCACTGAACACTTTGCACATAACAATGAAGAACAATTTCTTTCAGACGAAAACATAATCATGTCTTCAATCAATCTAAAAGATACTTTCAAAAACAACGATATGAAAGATGTTGTTATTCCTTTCAAGACAGTTATTAGTGATTGGAAAAAATATATTACTGATAACGATTCTTACTATAGTGAAGAGAGAAGATTCAAAGAATATTCTAGAGGTTGTTTTGCTGCGAAGAGATTGGAACAAAAAAACAAAAAGATTGTTGCTCACATGGCAAAAGAATTTGAGATGAAACAAACTGCAAAAGTTTCTAAGAAAGCATTTACTGGTAAAACTGGTAAACTTGATATGAATAGACTTGCAAAATATCAAATTGTTGATGACATTTTCAAAAGAGCAATTTACCTTCCCGAGGGTCAGAACCACGGGTTGAATGTTCTTGTTGATTGGAGTGGTTCAATTTGTGATGAAGTTACAGACCTTCTAGAACAATCAATGATTCTTGCAGAGTTCTGTAGAAAAACAAACATTCCTTACAGAGTGTATCTATTCTCAGACGCATATTATACTGGAAGAGAAAAAGAAGATGATTATGGTTATAGAGATAATGGTGGAAAACTTATTGAAATACTTTCTAACGAAATGAACAATAGACAACATAAAGAAATGATGACTTACTTGGGTTGCATGTATGCAAACTACTTCAGTCAAAAGATTGGTTGGAGAAACTATCAGAAGTCAATTGCAAAATACAATGAGTTCTTTGGTGAGTTCGAAGCACTTTCAGATGATGGAAGATACTGGGACGTTGAAACAAACTTCAGACCTCAGAATTACAGACTAGGTGGAACTCCACTTGACCAAACACTTGTTGCACTTAGAAAATTATTGCCTGAGTTCAATGCAAAATACAATGTCGAAAAATCAATCTTGACTGTAATCACTGATGGATTCTCACATAGTGCAGACTTCCTTCAAATCACTGGTGATGAGAGAAGAGACATTGCAGAACAAGAAAAAACTATCGGTGAAGACTCTTGGAGATGTAGAAAAGGAAGAGACTTAATTGACCCTTATCTAAACAAAGTGTTCACTCTTAACAAACCCGAAAGTGGTTATGGTTATAGAAGTAGTTTTGAAACTACTCAGAACCTTCTACACTGGATATCAGAAACTTGTGATGTGGTTATCACTGGATACTTTGTTCTAGGTAGAAAAGCAGACCTTTACAACATTATGCCTTTTGTCAAAGGAGAAAACTTTTATGACTATGATTCTGCATGGAGAGAAATCAGAAAAGAAGGTAAAGTGTTCAAGTGTCATGGGTATAACAAACTGTTTATTACCCATGCAAACAACATGCAAACTGATGGTTCTGATGAACTTGGAGAAGAGTATGTTGATGCAAAAAAAGTGAGGGTAATGGCTGCCTTCAAAAGAAATCAAAAATCTAAAACAACTTCAAGATTTTTGACTAACGAATTTATCAAGGAGATAGCATGATGAAAAACTATGAAGTGAAGTATGAAAATATGACGAATATAACTGCAGTCTTATCGAAAGATGACTTTAGGACATTTACAGAAAAGGTGGATATTGCCTCTTCTAAGGGTGTCGACATTCCTCATATCGTAGAATATGATACAGTATTAGACACTTACGAAGTGATACTACTGGATAACAGTAAAACAATGGAAGAATTAGATAGGATAACATCATGAGAGACCCTTTAAGAGTAGACCCAGCATATTATATTTCAACACAAAATGACTACAGTAAATTTGCAGACGCAGTTATGGACGTGGGGCCTGCACCTTGCGTCAGATATGATTGTCCTATGTTCAATGAATGTAAAACTGAAGAGAAGGAATGTTTTGCATTTAGAATTTGGGTCAACAATGGTGGTGAACTAAACGAAAAACAACAACTAAAAATGGGAACAAGATTTGAGCAAATTAAATAAAAATATGCTTGACTATAGGTGCCACTTTTTAGTATACTATACAAGATGAGAAAAATAACTAATAACAACTTAAAAAGGAGACTATATGGATAAAAGAAGTTATGACAGAAGTGAATCGATTGACGTGATGGGAAAGCCGTTTCACTACACACCCGATAGGAAGGAATTTTTAGATACACTGGTATCTAAGTATCCGAATCAATCGGTTTTTACTAAAGAAGAAATTGACAATACTGGGACGTTCCCATATTGGGTAAAATCTTCTAGGTACAATTTTAGAGACAATGGTGTCTTTAATCTTACCCAAATTATCGGTGGATACAATGGTGGATATTCTGAATCTGCAGTTGTTCCTCCTGTAAATCCAGCACCTCAAGTGGTTGCAGTTGCACCACCAGTTGCTCCACAAAACATGCCAGTTGCCGCTGCGACTGAGTCTGTTAACTTGAATGACAATATTAAAATCATTCCCGAGAAGATGTCTAACTATGTTCCTTTTGGACATTTCAAAGACGTTAAAGGAATTATCAAGTCCAAAATCTTTTTCCCAGTATTCATTACTGGACTAAGTGGAAATGGTAAAACTCTTATGATTGAACAAACATGTGCTCAATTGAAGAGAGAACTTTTCAGAGTTAACATTACAATCGAGACTGATGAAGACGACCTAATGGGTGGTCATACTTTGGTCAATGGTAATGTTGTCTTCAGAGAAGGCCCTGTTATCAAAGCAATGAGAAAAGGTGCTGTCCTTCTTCTTGACGAAGTTGACTTGGGTTCTAACAAACTTATGTGTCTACAATCAGTTCTTGAAGGTAAAGGATACCTAATCAAGAAAACTGGTGAGTGGGTTTCACCTAAAGAAGGTTTCACAATTCTTGCAACTGCAAACACTAAAGGACAAGGGTCTGATGATGGAAAGTTCATAGGAACTCAAATCATGAATGAAGCCATGTTGGAAAGGTTTGCAATCACAATGCAACAAGAATACCCACCAGTTACTACTGAGAGAAGTATTCTTAAAAAAGAAATGGCACTTACTGGTGATGTTGACGAAGAGTTCTGTATCAAACTAGTAGATTGGGCAGACATAATCAGAAAAACCTACTATGAAGGTGCGATTGATGATGTCATTACCACTAGAAGATTGGTTCACATTGTCAATGCATTCAGAATGTTCAATGACAAACTCAAGTCAATAACCATGTGTATTTCAAGGTTTGACGAAGAGACTAGAAATAGTATCCTCGACCTCTACTCCAAAATTGATGCTGGAGTAGACTTGAATGCAGAAAACCCAGTTGACGAAACTGAGTCTTCAGAGTATAATGATTAGTATGTTTGGTAAAAAGAACAAAATTGATTACAGATATAACGAGGGAGAACTCTTAAATGAGTTTTCCCAGTATATCGACAACACCTATAAACAACATTATAGTTTAAACAAATACCAGTCCACTGAATTTATTATTGACAGTGGTCATGGTGAGGGTTTTTGTATCGGGAACATTATGAAATATGCACAACGATACGGAAAAAAAGGTGGGAAGAATAGAGCAGATATCTTAAAGGTATTACATTATGGTCTATTCATGTTACATGTTCACGACAAAGCGACAAAGGAGGCTAACAAGTGATGAAAATTAGTAATGATACGAGAGATATCTTCAAAAATTTCTCAACAATAAACCAAGGGATTAAGGTTT